CTGATGTGCTGATAGCTTTCGGCATAAGAAACGGCAGCGGTGATAAAGCTCGAAAGCAAATCATCGTCTGCCGAATGGGAAAGAATCAGATTCTGTTTTACCCGTGCGAGTAAATCATCCATCACCGCTGCCTCCTTTCGTTAAGATCCGGATTTCATCTGAAGCAGCTTGACTGCTTCAGGAAGGACCAGCTTGCCATCGACACGCTCCTTGGCCACGAAGCCGATCATGCCGTTACCGGCAAAGAGCTCCTTGAGCTCTGCGAAGGAACGGGTGCCACGATCTCCGATGTTGTAGTAGCTGAAATCACCGAAAGCGACAGCGGTGCCGCCAGCAGTAGGAACCGGGAAATACGGAGAGGTGTAGACCTTATAACCCAGCACACGATCCGGTTCACCGGCCTGCAGCGAAGGCTGCCAGAGATACTGGCCGTTGTTATCCTTCAGCTTGCGAAGTTCAGCGATGCAGACATCGTTTGCGAGGAATACCGCATTCTTGCGGTAAGGACGCTTCAGAGAGTACACGAGGTTGATAATCTCATCAGCAGTAACCTTGGTGCTGGAAGCAGTAGTAACGCCAACCTGTGCGCCGCCGGTTTCAGCCAGAATGCCAAGAGGCTGGCCGACGCCGGTGCCGTTGATGAAGGCATCTTCCTCGGCATTGGACAGAGCCTTGCCGAACTGCGTAAGGATGTAGTTCTCAAGGTTGAAAGCGTTGTCGTACAGGAGCTCTTCGGTGACCTTGATCGCCACATGGAGCTTGTGGGCGTCGAGGATAATCTGGTCGAAGGTTGCGTCACCGAAGGTCAGCGTACCGCCTTCCTCAATCCACGCCGCAGCAGGTTTGGTGGCTGCGATGTTGATCTTGTGCTCACCGCTGGTGGTGATGTTAGTGCCGAGGGTACGCATGACATTCTCCTCGGTCAAGATGTCGATCAGGCGTTTGTCGTACTCGTCAGGAACGAGGTAACCGCCCTGCGGGTCAATACCCTCCTGAAGCACATTGCTGATCTGACGGAAGTTGGTTCTCATGGCCTGAAGCAGGGCTTTCTTGTACTCATCGGAAGCACGACCGGTCTTGGCGGCCTTGTCTCCATCGGCCTTCATGGGCTTGCCGGTGAGGGGCTTGGACGTGGGCTTGCTGAGTTCTGCTTCGATCTCCTCACGACGCTCCATGCGATGGATGCTATCGGTGAGCTGTGCGACCTCGGTTTCCATATCCTTATAGGTCTTGTCGTCTTCGGCAGAAAGAGTGCCCTTGTCGGTGGTGTGGGTGTCGAGGAAGGTGTCCATCATACCCACGAGCTTGTTGCGCTTTTCACGCATCTCAGTAATAGTCATCGTAAATTACCTCCATTAAATGAATTTTTTGATGGTGTTCAGCTGCTCTCTGAGCTCTGTCACGGAGCGGCCTTGGGGTTTATCCGGCTGGACCGGTCTTGCATTGATCCTGCATTTCTCCGCAATCTTTCCCATCAGGGAGTTCATTACGGCTATCTCCGAGAACATCACGGGGACCGCAGGCTGGGAGTCATCATCGGATACCTCCTCACGGGAAAGCACATCGTCTATGAAGCCGAGCTCCATAGCCTTGTTTGCGTTCATCCATGTTTCGGCATCCATCAGATGGGAGATCTTCGCACGGGAGAGGCCGGTCTTGATTTCGTAGGCGTTCATAATGCTTTCCTTGACCTCGGAGAGCATTTCGATTGCCTTTTCCATCTCGGCCTTGTCGCCCATAGCGATGGTCATGGGGTTGTGGATCATCATCATGGACACAGGCGACATCAGTACTTTGGTACCGGCCATAGCAATGACGGATGCCGCTGACGCTGCAATGCCGTCGATTTTCACGGTCACGTCGCCCTTGTAATCGATCAGCATGTTGTAGATCTGTGCTGCGGCCACACAGTCGCCACCCGGCGAATTGATCCAAACGGTGATATCGCCGCTGCCGGAGTTCAATTCCTCCTTGAAAAGCTGCGGTGTGACGTCATCGTCAAACCAGCTTTCCTCTGCGATTGTCCCGTTTAGGTACAGGGTCCTCTGTGCCGGAGTCGTCTCCGTCTGTGCCTGATTCTTCCACTTCCAGAACTTCTTCATCGGTGTTTTCCTCCTTTCCGTCATCGTTCTGTGTATTTGCAAACGCTCCGGCCTGTTGAAGCGGGAGCATATTGCCGTTGATAAGGTAGAGATCACCGCCAGCCTCGGCAGGAATGCGGTCGAGGTTTTCCAGCTCACGGATGTCGTTTGCACTCATCCAGCCGTTCTGCCTTGCGGTGGCGTAGCCGTTCATGCGGCTTTGGTAATCTCCACGGAGCAGACCCTCCAAGTTGAACTTCACGAAATACGACTTCTTTTCTTCCGGGGTGAGAAGCGTCCGCATGATGGATTGCTCCCAGCGGATCACCCACGGGTCAAGGGTGTATTTCACGAACTCCAAGGACTGCTGCTCAATATTAGAAAAGCTCGACTTTTCGAGGTCACCGACCATGTGCGGTGGTACCCTGAAAATTCGAGCGATTTCGTTGATCTGGAACTTTCGTGTCTCAAGGAACTGTGCCTGTTCCGGGGAGATAGAAATAGGCGTATATTTCATGCCTTCTTCCAGCACGGCGATTTTGCCGCTGTTCTGGGAGCCTCCGAATTGAGACTGCCATGCCTCCCGGACACGCTGCGGGTCCTTGATGGTTCCGGGGTGTTCCAGTACACCGGAAGGAGCCGCACCGTTGGCGAAGAACTTAGCTCCGTATTCCTCGGTGGCGATGGCAAGGCCGATGGCGTTCTTGGCCATTGCAATCGGGCTGTAGCCGACGAGCCCGTCAAATCCGAGGCCGGGAATGTGAAGCACGTCCGTGGGCTTCAGTATGACCGTTTCATTCTTGCCGCCGATCTCGTCCGTGGAGCGAAGGTACTGGTAGTAGAGCTGGCCGTTTTCGTCCCGGTCTACGCTCATTTTGTTTGGCATCAAGGGATACAGTGCCATGACCTCGCCCTTGCTGTTTCTGATGATCTGAGCATAGGCGTTGCCCCAGAGGAGCAGGTGCGTCATAAGCGTTTCCCGGAAGACGAAAGAACTCATCTCCGGATTCGGCTCGTCATGCAGAATCAGGTACAGCGAATGGTCGATAGCTTTTTCCTTGCCGCCGTCGCTGTTGTATCGGTAAACATGAAGCGGGAGCCCTGCGATAGCCTCGGCCAGAATACGGACGCAGGAGTAAACCGCCGTCATCTGCATGGCACTGCGTTCCGTTACCGTTTTGCCGGAGGTGCTTCCACCCATGTAAAAGGTGTAGCGGGACCCGGCTGTACTGTCGGTGGGCTTGTCTCTGGATTTGAATAGTCCGCTGAAAATACCCATATCACATCACCGTCCTTTCATAAAAATAAAAGACCACGAGTATCATAGACGCTCTCGGTCGTATCGTTGCCGCACCGGATGGCACGGTCCAAAGCCATGACAGTTGCCACTGCACCGTCGATTTTCTCTGTAGACTTTTCCTTGTCCGGCTTGATATTACCGGCAGGATCGGTCCGTACATAGATGTTGTCCATCATCCAGCGGAGCACCGGGTGGCCGCCATGGGCGATGCGCTCCTCCAAGACCAGCTTCATCAGCTCTTTGGTCGGAGGGCTCATGTCCTTGAATCCCTGTCCGAAGGGAACGACCGTGAAGCCCATACCCTCAAGGTTCTGGACCATCTGCACGGCTCCCCAGCGGTCAAAAGCGATCTCACGAATGTTGAACCGTTCGCCCAGCTGCTCGATGAACCTTTCGATATAGCCGTAATGGACCACGTTGCCTTCAGTGGTCTGCAGGAAGCCTTGGCGTTCCCACACATCGTAAGGAACGTGATCCCGGTTGACCCTCTGGTCGATGTTTTCTTCCGGTATCCAGAAGTACGGAAGGATCACAAACTTGTCGTCCTCGTCCAGCGGAGGGAAGACCAGCACGAAGGCGGTAATATCAGTGGTGGACGAAAGATCAAGACCGCCGTAGCAGACCCGGCCTTCGAGGTTGTCTTCGCTGGTGGCAAAGGCGCAGCGGTCCCATTTCTCCATCGGCATCCAGCGCACAGCCTGTTTGACCCACTGGTTAAGCCGGAGCTGCCGGAAGGAGTTCTCCTCGGCAGGGTTCTGCTTTGCCGACTCACAGGCCGCTCGAACCTTGTCGATGCCAACTGTGATGCCGAGCGAGGGATTTGCTTTCTTCCAGACCTTCGGGTCCGTCCAGTCGTCGTTTTCATCGGCACCGTAGATGACCGGGTAAAAAGTCGGGTCAATCTTGCGGCCCTCGATGATGTCTTTTGCCTTCTGGTGCGTTTCATAGCAGATGGATTTAGTGTCCGTACCGGCTGTGGTAATAAGGAAGTAAAGCGGCTGCATACGAGCGTCGCCGGAGCCCTTGGTCATAACATCAAAGAGCTTCCGGTTGGGCTGGGTGTGCAGCTCGTCGAACACCACGCCGTGGATGTTGAAGCCGTGCTTCGAGTAGGCCTCTGCCGACAGGACCTGATAAAAGCTGTTTGTCGGCAGGTACACGATCCGCTTTGTGGCAGTCAGAATTTTGACCCTGCGGTTGAGGGCCGGACACATCCGGACCATGTCGGCTGCGACCTCAAAAACAATCGAGGCTTGCTGCCTGTCCGCAGCGCAGCCATAGACCTCTGCACGTTCCTCACCGTCGCCGCATGTGAGCAGGAGTGCGACCGCAGCCGCAAGCTCCGATTTGCCCATCTTCTTGGGTATCTCAATGTAGGCGGTGTTGAACTGCCGGTATCCGTTGGGCTTGATGATGCCGAAGATGTCCCGGATGATCTGCTCCTGCCAGTCGATCAGCGTGAAGGGCTTTCCGGCCCATGTACCTTTGGTGTGACAGAGGCACTCGATGAACGAGACAGCGTAGTCAGCCTTTGTCTTGTCATAGACGGAGTCCTTTGCTTTGAACTTCGTCGGTGTGTATTTCTTCATTCGCCTCAAGTGTTATCACCTCCAAAAAGGCATAAAAAATAGCCGCCTGAA